ACCTGAAATTGTTACAGACTCAACCGACGTTGATCGTGTTATAGTTAAAACATATGTTGAAGATGTGGTTGTGTCTATATACAGTAACACAGAGTTTATACCAAAGAAAGACATAACAGGTTTTACTAGTATCAAGAAAGGTATAAATCTAAAATATACCATACTTGATAATAATACAAAATTTTGGGGAATATCTGAAAAAGCAGAGTCGCTGTTGATCGGTAATACCGCAATTGGTGCTTCACAATTCCTCAGAAAAGATACATCGAATATTACTGATTATGGGTTTGGTATCAGGAACGATAGCGGTATAACACTCGGAGCACAAGGGCAGTTAAAAATACAAGTCATCAACGAAGTTGGTGAATTATATCATGCTACTACTAATTCTGCTTTAGATTTAAAAATCAACAGAAATGGTACACCGATATCGTTAGTAAGATTAGATGCTACTCGTGCTACTGTAGGTATAAACAATTTAGCACCAACCGAAACGCTAGATGTCGATGGGACAGGAAAGTTTACAGGTAATGTAAAAATAACAAGCACAGACAACTCGTTAAATAGCCAAACTGGTGCTTTAGTAGTAAGCGGCGGCGCTTCTATTAATAAAGTATTAAATCTAGGCGATGATCTCAATATAACCGGACAGATATATGTAGATTATAGTGGATCAGGTATAATACCAGTAAACAACGGCATAACAAATTTAGGTTATGAAGATGTTGTTACTCCAGCTAATAATAAAAAATTTAATATAGTTCATGCTAATACATTCAAAGGAAATCTCGAAGGAAGTATAATAGGTGATGTAACAGGTAATATATCTGGAAGTGCTACTAAACTAACTTCTAGTACTATTTTTAAGATAGCAGGCGATATTGCTAGTAACGAAGTTAGCTTTGACGGAATACCTCCTGTAAATGTTGATCCTAGTTTAAATGGAAAAGTAGTACTTACATCAACAATATCACCTGATTTCATACACAATAAAGATCAAATAAGCGATAACGAAGACGTTGACGAATTTTTAATATATCGACCAGGAACTGGTGTTCGCAAAATATTAAGAAGAGACTTCTTTGCAGACGTAGCATTGGTTCCAGTCGGTACAATAATGCCGTATGCAGGAGAATCAACTGCAGTTCCTACAAACTATCTTCTTTGTGATGGTAGCGAAAAACCTATAGGAACCTATCCAGATCTGTATGCTGTTATTAAAAACTTATACAATGGTGCCCAAGCTTTAGTTGGTGCTCCAAATACCACATTTAGATTACCCGACTTAAGAGGGAGATTCCCTCTAGGTAAAGATAATATGGATAATGGCGATAAGGTTTATGATAATAACGGAAGCCAAGTTGATAGTGGCGGCGGCGCAGCAAATAGAGTCATAGATGCTACAGGTTCTATTTTGGGCAACTCTGCAGGTAATGAAGAAGTAGCATTAGATGTTACTAACTTACCTCAACATACACACGATCTCAAAGGCGATCAAGGTACTCAATTCTATGCTATGCGTAACAGTTCAGCTGTTAGTGATACAAATGTTAGTTCTGGAAACGGACCAACATCGGCAGGTATGGGTCAGTATTTACCAACCACTGGTAATGTTTCTTCTATAGGTAATACACCCGCAGATATAAACATTATGAATCCATATTTGACAATTAATTACATTATCTATGCAGGAAGGAAAATTTAATGGCATACGTCATCAATAAAGCAGACGGTACAGTCCTTACTACCTTAATAGATGGAACAACTGATACTACTACTGATCTAACATTAATTGGAAAAAACTATTCCGGATTTGGATTAGCGATAAATCAAGATTTAGTTAAATTGTTAGAAAACTTTGCCAATGCAACACCGCCCAGTAAACCTATAACTGGACAGCTTTGGTATGATAAGTTTGAAAATAGATTAAAAGTATATGATGGTGCATGGAAAGCAGCAGGAGGCACTATTGTACAGGGATACGAACCTCTGAGTTTTACTACAGGTGATCTTTGGGTCGATAGTGAAGAAAACCAATTATGGTTTTTTGATGGCAGCGATCTTACTTTAGCAGGTCCAAATTGGAAAAAAAGCCAAGGTAAAACAGGAACTATAGCAGAAACAGTTTTTGATATCAAAGGCAACGAAAGACACATACTAAATCTTTATGTTAATGATACTCGCATGGGAATATTTTCTTCAGAATTATTCACACCAAAAGATCCAATAACAGGATTTACTAGTTTATTAAAAGGTTTTAATAAGAATAGTCAAGTTGATTTCTTATTCAATGCGACGATGACTAATTCTCAAACTTTACAAAATTTATCAGCAGCACAATTTATGCGTAGCGATACTTCAACAGGTACTACGGGTGCATTATCTGTACAAAACGATAGTGGTATAACTTTAGGTTCAAACCAAGCAGCTACACTATATCTATCTAGCTCAAATCTAGTAGTTCAAAATTCAGTAAGAAATGCAAACATATCTCTAAAGATCAGTAAGACTGCTGGAACTGAAGATGCTATATTTATTGATGGCACAAGAGATCGAGTGGGAATTTTTACAGGTTTTCCGACTGCTACTCTTGATGTTAACGGGGATGTTAGCATTTCTGGAAATTTAACAGTAATTGGTGCTTCTACTACGATTAATACAACATCAATGACGATCGAAGATAAGAATATTGAAATCGGAGCAGTAACGGCATTAGCAAATATTTCCGGAACTATTACTGGGTCCGGAACAACTACTACCGTTACTGGAATCGTGTCGACTGCACAGATGATTCCAGGACAGGTATTGTATCAAGCTAGCGGTACCGGAACGATGGGAAATAATCCTAAGATCTATACTGTTGACAGTTTGACTCAGATTACTATAGTGAGTGATACAGCAAATTTCGCAGGAACTGCTATTTTTAGTGTCGGTGGTGCAACTAATGTTACAGCAGACGGTGCAGGTATCACTATAAAAGGAACTACAGATAAAACTATAACATATAATAATACTTCAGTTGCATTTGATATTTCAGAAAATATAAATTTAGCTGCTGGAAAAGTATTAAGAATTGGAAATGTTGATGTTATATCTAGTACTGCGTTAAGTGCATCTATCACAAGTGCATCCGGTATAACACGAGTTGGCAATCTAGATTTTCTATTATCGGGAGATATCTCGGTCGCAGATAGCACTAATACTAATAGAATTAGTACCACTAAAACCAATCAAGATCTTGAACTAGATCCAAATGGTACAGGTAATGTTGCGTTAATTGGTAGTCCAAAAATTACAGGATTAGGTGCGCCAACAAGTAGCCAAGATGCTACTACAAAAACATATGTTGATACTAACATTAAACAAGTACCGTTATCGATAACATTTGTTGATAATAGCGGTATATCAGTTAATGCTAAGATCGTTTCTTTACTTACAGACATAGCTACCCCTGCTAATTTTGTAGATGGCAAGGAAGCATATGTACACGTTCAACGTATAGATTTTGTTGCACAAACGATCACACGATCGTTGAAAAAATTCGTCATCGCTAGTGGAGCATGGATATTCACTTCAGACTTAGCTAGCAGTATATGATAAATATCTTTAATATTATGATTTAGGAGCCCCTAGTATGCCATATCAAATTAATCGTTTTAACGGAGTTCAGCTGGTAACTCTCGAGGATGGTACCCTCGATCAAACCACAGATCTTAAACTAGTCGGCAAAAACTATGCCGGATATGGTGAGGTTCAAAACGAAAATTATGTCTTCTTGTTAGAAAGTTTTTCGAATACAACTGCACCTCCAAAACCACTAAGTGGTCAGATTTGGTATGATTCGAGTACTAAGAAATTAAAATTCTATGATGCGAGCAAATGGCGCACAACAGGGGGTGCTGAAATAGGTCCAACTGCTCCGACTGGGCTTACTACTGGTGATTTTTGGTTTAATACTACAACTAATCAGCTGTATGCATGGAATGGTATTTCTGCAGCAGGTATTGCTAACCAAAACAATGCAGGATTTGTGCTAGTAGGTCCACAAGCAGTATCAGGACCAGGTACTACAGAACTGCTTAGTAGAACAGTTAACGATCAAACTGGTACACCTCATGATATTATACAAGCATTAGTAAGTGGTGATACTATCTTTATTATTAGTACTGATAATTTTACACTAGACGGTACAACAAATGCGATTACTGGATTTTCAATTATTAAGTCAGGAATTACACTTGTAAACAGTTCAACTGGATCAACCTCTACTGCTCATAGACTATTTGGAACTGCTTCAGATACAGATAAACTAGGCGGATATACAGCTAACAGTTATGTTTTAAAGGCTGCTCCGTATTTTTCAGTATTAGCTACGTTTGCTGATGCAGGATTTGCTGTAGGTAATGACGGTGATATAGCTGTATATGTTGATGGTGGTACTACTGCAACTATTAAAAATACACAAAATAATTCATTAACTTTTAAAGTTGTAGATGGTGTAACAGAACGAACACCGCTAAAATTAGTAAGTCAGACTGTTGTGCCAGGTATAACCGATACAATCGATCTTGGAACTCAAACATTAGAATGGAATAATGTTTGGGGTAAAACATTCCACGGTACTGATTTTTATGGTGGTACCTTCCACGGTACATTTATTGGTGGATCAGACAAAGCTGATACATTATTGTTTAATGCAGGCTATCGCTCAGCTGACAATACTAACGTAGGGAACACTATAGTTGCTCGCGATGTTAATGGTAGTTTTGCAGCTAACATTGTTACGGCAACAGCAACACAGGCACGTTATGCTGACTTGGCAGAAAAATACGAAGCTGATGCTACTTATGAACCAGGAACTGTAGTTATATTTGGCGGTGAAAAAGAAATAACAGTAACAACTATTGCAGCAGATTCTCGTGTAGCAGGTGTAATTTCAACAGATCCTGCTTACATAATGAACAGTAACTTAGCAAATGGTGCATTGGTTGCGTTAAGAGGAAAAATTCCTTGTAAGGTTATTGGAGTTGTAAATAAAGGAGATATTTTAGTTTCTTCAAGTACTCCAGGATATGCAGAAGCTATATCAAATAATTTAGAACGTGGTCCAGCACATCCGATAATTTTTGCTGCTGCGATTATTGGAAAGAGTTTAGAAAATAAAACAGACCCAGGACAGGGCACAATTATGGTTGTAGTATAATGGCAATAAATCAGATCAAGGATATGTATTAAAATGGCAGCATCAATCGGATCATTAATATCCCCAACTGATTATAATGCATTACAAGCTCGTATTGCTACCATTATGGGTGTTGGTTCAGGATCTTCTGGATATAATCAAACTGTATTAAGTAGTCCAGTTTCACAGAACTTAATTATCTATGCATCACAATGGGCCAATCTAAAAGGTGATATGGTTAAAGCAGCGATCCACCAAGGTACGCATACAACAAACGCGATTAAATCAGTAATTGGTGCTAGATTTGTAGGAACAATAACAGGTAATGTTTTAACAGTTAATTCTATCAGTAGCGGTTCAGGAAATTTAATTAACGGATTAGAAATATACGGAGATAGTATTATTAATGGAACAACTATTAGTTCTCAATTAACCGGAAACGCAGGAGAAATAGGAACATATCAATTAAGTATTACGTATACTTCACCTGTTGCGCCTCCTTACATTTCTGTAGGTACTTATATAACATCCGGAGATACTGTACAAGCATCTCACGTTGATATATTTACAGCAGCAATGGATGTAATCGAAGTTAACAAATACTCACTAGGGCCGGATCAGTACAGTGATGAATCTCTGTATGACACTGGTGGTAATAGCATAAGTCAAACCCGCAATAGTACCTGGTCTACCCAAGTTAAACATGCATTTACTGTAGATTTTGGTACAGCCGATAAGGCGAGAGCGTTCTTTAACTCCGGAAGTTCTATAAGATTCACATCAGCGAGAGCTGAGGGTGCTACAACAACCCAAAATACTAGTTGGACTACCATGTTAAATTCGATAGGATCAGTAATTTTTAATTACAATGGTGCAACAGCATCATCAGGAACTTCTACAGGTATTGGATTTAGTAGAATTACTACTACACCACAACAAATATTTGTAAAAACCGGTAGTGGTAGTTATAGTATGAATGATTACAGCATAGAACTGAGTTGTGATGTTGCAGATAATACTAGTGGCGGGGCTCGTTACTTGTTTATAACTGCATATTTTAGAGATGGTCATACTAACTTCTATGGCGATTCTGTTAGCGGAACCCTGACCCACACTGTTAATATTCGTAGAGCAACAGGTGGTAATGTTCTAGTAGCTTCTCCGGTTGCTACAAATACGACTTTATTAACGGCATCGTAATCTCGAATCTTATATCTATAATCGTGTAAATACTATTAGTTATATAGGATAAAAAGATCGTGACAATAGCCTCAGTATCAGCAGCAGATAAAGTTTCAAAAACTAAATTCAATGAAATTCAGTCGTTGGTTGCAAATATTATTAGCACAGGGTCGAGCAATTATGGGTATGGTAATGCTATCAGTAGCTCACAAAAAAGTCAAGGCGATAAAATTAAAATTAATGATTGGGCAAATCTAAGTTTAGATCTATACAAAGCTGCATATCATCAAGGTTCTACTATAGCTCCTACGGCGATAGATGCTAATACAAAAATATCAACAACCATTGTTAATACCTACATCTCAGCAGCTAACACGATCGATACAAATAGATTTCTCATAGCAGAGTATTCAGACGAATCATTATTATCAAGTACTAGGACAACATCGTGGAATACAACAGCTACCCATGTTTTTTATATAGATTTTGGAAGTCATAATAATGCTAGATATTTTTTTAATAGTGGCGGTGATTTGCGATTTACAGCCAGTATATCGGGGTATTCTACAAGCCAAGGTACCGATTGGTATACAACATTACGTAAAATAGGTACTATTGTTTTTAATTACAATTCTACCACTTCGTCGGGCGGTATACCAACAACCGGAGGAACTCCAACGTCTAGTTTTGGATTTTATAATCTAACCGGATCTTATCAACAAGCATATATTATTTCAGGTTCTGGATTATATTCTGCTAATGATTATAAAATTAGTATGTATTATGATAGTGCAGGAAAGATTTATGTTAAAGTTGAATTTGAAGATTTACATTCAAGCGTTTGGGCTGATCTAGTTGATGGCACACTAACTAGCACTGTAACTATGCGTAGAGCTACCGGATCGCACATTGTTGCAACTCCACCAACTGGAACCAATACTACACTACTGTCGGCAGGCTCGATGTCTTATCCAGCATATGGTACGTATCTCTCTCAATATTGCAGTGGTTATGATCTTTACTACCGTTATGCTAACGGTAGCGGTGGATATTATGATACTTTATATCAAGCAAATAGTACAACTTGCGGATATACAGCCCCACCGACTTATTCTTTCTCATCGATTCCTACTAGTATCAACGAAGGATCTTCTGGTAGATTCTATGTGTCGACTACAAATGTAGCCGATGGTGTTACATTATATTGGGTAGTAGCAACTAATGCAGGTGATTTTACTACAAATAGTGGTAACTTTACTATTACAAGCAGTGCAGGATATTTTGATGTAACACCGACTACTGATGCTACTACTGAAGGAGCAGAAACATTTACTGTAGCACTGCGTACATCAGCAGGAGGATCAAACATAGTAGCAAGTAGTAGTGTAACTATCAATGATACTAGTACTAATCCAAATCCCCCATATGGTACGTATCTAAGTAACTATTGCAGTGGGTATAATCTCTATTATCGTTATGCTAACGGAACCGGTGGGTACTATGATGTTCTACATGAATCAAACAGTGTATCTTGCGGTTATGTAACACCGGGATCTCAGACTTTTACATCTAACGGAACATTTACTGTACCAACATTTAATACTTTAATTGTTGTTGTACAAGGCGGTGGCGGCGCAGGAGAATTTGATACCTATGGTGTTATATATGATGGTCAGAATATTTCGTCTTTCACACGGGGTAACATGACAGACGCTAGTGGTATAGTTAATTTAGGATCCAGATACGGAGGTACTTCTAGCTTTGGCTCTTACATCTCTGCAACAGGTGGACAAAATGCATGGGTATATGATGCCGGATACACTACGATAGAGTATGCAGGCGGCGGCGGCGTTGGAGTTGGGGGTGATCAAAATTACACAGGTTCAACCGGAGGTGCTCCAGGATTTTGGACTGGTACATATAGTGAAGGGCAAGGTGGTGCTGCAGGAGGTTACGGTGTTTATGCAAGTGGCGGCGCAGCTCAAAACCCAACAGTTATCGCTTCGACTTTTGTTTCAGGAAACACAGGAAACTCCTACGGCGGCGGCGGATCTGCAAGAGCAAGTGAAAATAAATTTGATAACAATATTCTTATTGCAGCAGGCGGCGGCGGCGGCGGTTTAGCTAGAAAAACATGGACTAATAATACCGGATTAACAGCAGGATCAACAGTTGCAGTAACCGTTGGTTTGGGTAGTCCACAACCGTATTTTAGTGACGGAGCTACTACTGTATACGGCGGAGCCGGAGCTCCTGGTGTAGTCTTTATGAGTTGGAGTTAAAAAATGTTTTACCTTGTTTCGACTATAGATGACAAAATAGTTCAAACCGTTGATAATTCTTCAGAAATTTTTGAAGTTCATAATGATTTAATTTGGGTAGAAGGCGAACCTGCCCCTTACGGATTTAAAACAGTTTGTAGAAATAGAGAAATAGCTTGGGAGCAGTTAGCAGAAAGTACTAAATCATTTCCTATGATGCACAGCGTATCTGGAAGAGATTTAGTTTTCTGTTTCGGGTCTTGTGCACCAAATACGGAATTTAATAATCCTAATAATTCAACCGGGTCTTACAATCAATGTGTATTTCTGCTCGAAGGATCTGCAAGTGCTTCAAATTCAGACAACACACAACAACTAGCAGTCGATAATATAGGTTGTTTGCATGATGTTAGTTCCTTTAAAGGCTCATCTATAAATTATAATATCCACAATAGTGGCGCTAAGTGGGTTGCAGTTAATCCTTTAAACAATATCGATGTTAGTGTCACTGTAATAAATGGCCCAACTAATCAAATTATAACAGATAACACAAATGGAATAACGGTATTCAATGCCAAGGGAACAGTTATTGTTAATGGCGTATATCCAACATTAAACGATCCGGTATTTTATCATCCAGACACTGATTTAGATATACAAGTAGATATAGACAGTTACCTTATCGTTGTAAAATACTAAATCATATCTTGATATTTTTCTTTTTTGGTTGTATAATTACTCTTATACATCGGAGAATGAGTTATGGATGAAAAGTTAAAAGCTGCTCTCGATACAGCAAATTATATGGTTACATATAATAACCAAAGAGAAATGATAAAGCAAGAGATTAAAGAACTTTTACTATATCATGAAAACGGACATCGATTTACTATAAACAGAGAATTAATTAATTTTTTGAATACAGTAATCAATATGGGGCATGACGAGATGGTTATTTTAGATGATTTTGAAAATCCATATATGGTCGATAACACAAAGAAATTTTTAGAAAACATATTCGATGTATATGTTGAAAGCTCAAACAGCTATTATTATAAATTTACTGAACTAAAGAAAAATCGTTCTATAGAAAAAATCGTCGGAGTATAAATGGATAACTCTAAAGGTGTACTTCTGTTCGCTCACAATAACAGCGAAATAGATTATGGAATGATGGCATATATCTGTGCCAAATACATCGAAAAGAATTTAAATGTGCCTGTTAGTTTAGCAACTGATACAGGAACAGTTAGCTGGTTAGCTCGGCAAGATCCTAAATTCAAAGATCAGTTTGATCAAATAATATTAACAGATCATATACTGAGTCCAGTTTTTCAAGAAAAGAAATATTACGATGGGTCGTTAGAATATAAGAAGTTGACCTTTGGTAACGGATATCGTTTTAAGTGTTATGAATTTAGTCCATATGAAAAAACATTAGTATTAGACACTGATGTGTTGATCACAAATGACAGATTAAAACATATATGGGATTCTAAAACAGATTTTATGATAAATTCAGATCATTTTGATCTAGCAAGAGATAGAGATGTATTTGAATTTCAGCGAGTACAAGATCACGGAATTGATTTCTATTGGGCGACTATGTTTTATTTTGAAAAGACAGCATGGTGTAAAATCTTTTTTGATCTATGCAATCATATAATAGAAAATTATGAATTTTATAGATTTGTATATCAGATACCAGGGCAGCTTATGCGTAACGATTATGTAGTCAGCATAGCCATACATATTATTAACGGGTTTGATAATAAAGTAAAACCAGAAAGTTTACCCTGTCAGATTTATTATACAGTAGATAGAGATGAACTCATAAAGGTTGATTCAGATAAAGAATTCTTATTTCTAATACAAAAAAAAGAATACGTGGGACAATATACATTGTCTAGGACATCAAATCAAATATTACACATAATGAACAAGTATAGTATTATTCGAAATGCTGATAGATTGTTAGAGGTTTTAAATGTCGGATAAAGGATACCTAATATTAGCTCAAAATAATCAAAACGATGATTATTTAAAGATGGCATATGTTTTGGCATTATCGATAAAGTTAACACAACCTAATATAAATTCTGTAGCATTAGTAACAGACGTTGTTGAAAAAGTTCCAGAACACTATAGTCAAGTATTTGATCATATAATATCGATCCCGTGGTTTGACGATGCATTAGAATCAGAATGGAAGATCGAAAATCGTTGGAAGATGTATCATGTTACTCCGTATGAACAGACTGTTCTTTTAGATGCTGATATGTTATTATTATCTGATATTGAGCATTGGTGGCATTATTTAGAAAACAATCATGATCTGTTTATAACTACAGATGTTATGACCTACAGGAATGAAATAATAACAGAACGGCATTATCGTAAAACATTTGATGCTAACAGTCTTCCAAACACTTATAGTGCATTTACATACTTTAGGAAGTCACCTAAGGCAGAAGAGTTTTGGGATTTAATAGAGACTATGGCCAAGAATTGGGAAGATTTTTATGATAGATTTTTACGAGAAGACCGACCTAAGCATCTTAGCATAGATGTACTATTCGGCTTAGCAGTTAAGATATTAGGAATACAAAATTCAATTTCTACTCCATTCGATTATCCTACTTTCACACACATGAAAGGACAGATACAGAATTGGAGATTATCATCAGATGATTGGATGGATTATGCAGGTGTGTATTTAAATAGAGAAGGTCAGATGAAAATCGGAAACTTCCAACAGCATGGCATATTCCATTATACTGAAAAGAAATTCTTAGATGATTACACTATGTATGTTTTTGAAAATCTCTATAAGGAAAAGCATAATGGATAATCAAGAGATAGATATTTTTGAAAAACTACGCTTACTAGAAATCGAAGCAAATTCTATTAAGAAGTATTATTTTTATTACGACCCAGCGACTATGTTTCTAGTGCATGTTCGTAATTATTTAGAACAGGACCAATATCCTTACGTTGAAATTACCGAAGACCGATTGCCTTTTAAAATCGGAGAAATTAATATTGGCGATCTTATGATTCTAGATCAAGGTGGTGAATATACAATAATTTCAAAACCTTCAGTTAAAGAACGATATATTGTTAAGACGATAGATAGTATCATATTTAAAGTATCTAAGATTACAGCTAAGTCTCTCGATGAAGTAGATGTTAAAAATTATGATCTTTTAATAGAACAAGACGATAACAGAAAAGAATTTCGTATAAGATTAACATCTAAGAACTTTAAAATAAAAGAAGATTTTAAGATGTTAGTGTATGTTACAGCTGAAAATGATCCTAATATATTATACAAATCGTTATATATAGATTTTAATAAATTATTAGATTATACGTGGTATACTGTTGCGTATGATGATTTTAAAGGATCTCATTGCAGCGTATTCTTTACAAAATATCTTGAGAATTATTTACATGTGGTGATAGAATGACAAAATTAAATTTATATGAAATTGATACTATTTTTATCAGCTATGATGAGCCAAATGCTGATAGAAATTATGCAGAATTAGTTAAGACTATTCCGTGGGCAAAACGTGTACATGGAGTAAAGGGCAGTGACAATGCACATAAAGCTGCTGCAAATCTCAGCGAGACTGAGAGATTTATTACTGTAGATGCTGACAATATAGTAGATCCTAAATTCTTTAATTATACAATCGAATTAACCGATACCAACAGCGATTGTGTATTTTCGTGGACAGGAAAAAATTCCGTAAATGGATTAGCATATGGTAATGGCGGATTAAAATGCTGGACTAAGAAGTTTGTGTTAGATATGAAAACACACGAAAATTCAGATAACGATGATCCTCGTAGTTTGATTGAATTTTGTTTTGATGAGAAGTATATACAGATTAACGACATATATTCAGTTAGTTATATAAATGGTAGTCCAATGCAGGCTTTTAGATCAGGATTTAGAGAAGGTGTTAAGATGAGTCTCAATGAGGGTTCTAGATGGCCTATTTATGATTTTAAACGTAAGATATATCAAAAGAATTATCACAGGCTCCTCATATGGATGAATGTAGGTGCGGATGTAAAGAACGGTCTTTGGGCGATGTATGGTTCTAGGTTGGGTTGTTACATGACAATGTTAACGGATTGGGATCATGTTAATGTGCGTGATTTTGAATATATTAATAATCTATTTGTAACAGAATCTAAAAACATTAATGACGATAATATATTAAAAAAGATAGAAGAGTTGGGTAGTAAATTACAACATGAGTTAGATATTCCAACTGGAATGTTAGCTCCGCAGCAGAGTGAATTTTTTAAAGAAGTTTATCAAAATCCATTGAGAATGGGTAGGGGATTATATGACAACTGATAAATCTAATACTATATGTGCAGTGCCTTGGATGCATCTTGCATTTGAACCTAATGGTAAAGTAATACCTTGTTGTCTTACATCAGTCCATAACTATTTTGCAGGAGATTTAACAACAGAATCGATTGAAGAAATTTGGAATAGTGATAATATGAAAAATCTGCGTAAGCAGATGGTTGACGGTAAAGAGCCCGAGATATGTAACAAGTGTTTTGATCGAGAAAGAGTAACAGGCGAAAGTGGTAGGGTTTATCAAAATAGAGAATTTGCGAGTGTTTTAGAAAAGATTCCAGACATCACGTTAGAAGATGGAACCTGTACAACAATGGATTTGCAGTATTGGGACTTTCGTTTTAGTAATCTATGTAATTTTAAATGTCGGACTTGTGGTCCAAGATACAGCTCCGCTTGGGTTCCAGACATTAAAAAATTAGGTTGGAAGATGGAATTAGAAAAAGTCACCAATATCCAAACAGTAGACGACAAAGATAATTTTGAATTTTTAAAAAACCAAATTGATGTTGTTAAGAAAATATACTTTGCAGGCGGTGAGCCATTATTGATGCCTGAGCATTGGGATATTTTAGAAATGATAAACGAAAAAAAGAGATTTGATATCAGAGTAAATTATAATACTAATTGTTCAACACTAACATATGGAAAGAAACACGTTTTAGATTATTGGTGTAATTGGGAATTTCCAAAGTTAGAAGTATGGCCGAGTATTGATGAAATTGGCGAACGTGCTGAGCTAGTACGTGCAGGAACTGTTTGGTCTAGGGTAGAAGAAAATATAAAAGAGATATCAAAGTTTGATAATATTATTCTCCGTCCGGGTATTACTGTTGGTGCTTTGAATGTTTTTAGATTACCAGAAATTATACATCATTTAGTAGATATAGGCGGTATAAAACCTAAGATGAAATTTAAAAACTTTTTCCTTAATTTAGTCGAGCATCCGTTGCATTATCATGTACATATCTTGCCAGATCATTTTAGGAAGGATATTATAAAGAAATTAGAAAACTTTATAATGGATTATAAAGAAAAATATGACACCGATATTGAGCCACTCTTTACTCATGTATTACATGAGCTCACTAAACCTTTTGATAAGAAATCTGCAGAAAAGTTTTTACAAATAACAGAACAGCTCGATAGAATACGTAATGAAGATACTTTTAAGATCATACCGGAAATGCAGATGGTAAGGGAAGCAGTTAATGGATGATTTAAATTCTTTAAGAAAAGAAATATTAACTAGTGAAACTTTTTGTTTTTATCCGTTTTTAGAATTAAGTACAAACCCGTCAGGTCATATTAAACCTTGTTGTAATTATGTTGGAACTATGAAAAATTCTAACGGTGATGATATTAGTATACTCAACGGTGATACATTTGATGGTGCCTGGAATAGTCACACGATGGTCGATGTTAGGAAGCAATTACATCAAAATAATATACCTTCACAGTGTAGGCGATGTATAAGAGATGGCGATGCTAGTATGCGACAAAGATCCATACACGAATATAAGAATGATATTGACGTTCTTAATATTGTAAAGACAACTATTGACAATGATTATCATTCAGAGCATCAACCGATAATACTTGAACTTAAACCAAGTAATCTTTGTAATTTAAAATGTGTTATGTGTAATAGCTATGATAGTTCTCAAATTGCTAAAGAATTAAAAGAACTGTCTAAGAGTCTAGGAGGAATAAATGTTAGAGATGGGCGTTTTATTTCTGTATCGGATCAACCCGGAATACACGAAAGCAATCAGTCATTTAAAGACGTAGATCAACCTGAATGGGATGATAACGAAGAGATTTGGCAAAACTTTGAAAGAATTGCTCCATATCTCAAAGTATTAAGTTTTGCAGGAGGTGAACCCACAATAATGCCTTCGGTGTTACGAGCATTAAACTATTGTGTCGAAAAAGATCATGCTAAGAATATAACAGTCTTTATATCAAGCAATTTTACAAACTTAAATAAAAACTTTTTTGAATTAATGCCAAATTTTAAAAAGTTTGAACTTATCGCAAGCATTGATGGATTTGATAAAGTAAACGATTATGCTCGTTTTCCAAGCAAATGGTCTCAAGTTTCAAAGAACTATATGTTAGCAAAAGATTATATGAGATATCCTAATGTAAAAATTCTAAATAATATTACAGTCAGTCTTTTAAATATTCTCAATTTAACTGACTTATTATATTGGTTAGAAGATAGAGCCGATGAATTGCCTTGTTTCAATGAATGGCCTTATAATATAAATTTAATTTTCTATCCAGAAGAACAACAGATAAAACTATTACCGGATCATTTAAAGATTATCGCAACTGAAAGACTTGTTGAATATTTAGAAAAAAGTAAAATATTAAAAGAATTTCCGGGGTTAGACTCTAAGATATATTTGTTAATACGAGAATTAAAACATCCTTGTGATAACAAATTACTTGATAATTTTAAATCTAGGATTAAAATTTTAGATAAACATCGAAAGATAGATATTAAAAACTACATTCCAGAGTTGAGAGAATTATTTGATGAGTAATACCTTATGTGCTTATCCGTGGAGATCTGCCGCAATAAGACCCAATGGACTTACTATTCCCTGTTGTAGATTTCCTCATATCGACGACAAAGATAGCTTTGTCTCATCACCAACTGTTCGTAATACTCCAACATGGAATAAGATTCGCGAAGACATGTTAGCTGGAAATCCAGTAGAAGGTTGCAAAAGTTGCTATCAAGATGAAAGCAATGGGTTAACGAGCATGAGGCAACACAGTCTTAAAAAACTAGTTCCTGTTGAAAATAAAGCACTTCCAATAGAACAGTTGGAATTGTCATTTAGTAATCTCTGTAATCTAGCTTGTGTTCATTGTAGCAATTTCTTTTCTACAAAATGGTATAGCGAAGATGTTAAGGCTGGTAGATTAGAAAAATCTGGAGTATTAAATAATGATTTTAATTTTGATAAATGGGATTTATCAAATATCCGAGAAGTTAAAATTATCGGAGGAGAACCATTTATGGAACAGGATAAATTTATTAAATTTCTATCAAATTTAAATTTATCTAACATAACATTACAGATATGTACGAATGGTACCATACTTCCTAACCGGCAATTAAAATCATTGATTGAACAATGTAAAAAAGTATATCTATGTGTAAGCATGGACGGTCTCGGATCTACTAATGATTGGTATCGTTGGCCCGGTAAATTTGAAACAGTAATTGATAATATGAGAAAATACAACGAATGGTGGGCCAATGATAAACAGATTGTTCCAATTATTCATCATGTAATTAATGTTATTAATATTTTAGAATTAACAGATTTTATCAATTACATGAAAACTAATTTTCCTAGATGGACAGTTGAATGGGATTGGATACGTTGGCCCTATTGGCAACAGTTATCAAGTTTACCTACTGAATTCAAAAAAGATCTTATTGAAGAGTTTAACCAATTATCTAAAGACCATCACTCAGAATACAATCGTATACCTAACCCATATGAAGTTTCGATAAGTAGATTACAAGAAGATCCCGCGGTTACGTGGGATATGGTTATAGATGAGATAATAAAAATTAGTTCAGAAAGAAATTTGGATTTTTTAGAAATGGTACCAAAATATAGTAAATTGTGGATACACAGTAATGTCTAAAACATATTGTCCATTACCGTGGAATCATTTTTCTACACATGCAGACGGTACGATGCGTCTATGCTGTAATTCTACAAGTGATGGTAGATTAAAAAATAACGATGGAACATCTGCAATGATTGATAAAATAGAAAATATTTCTGATTTTTATAATATCGATCATTTAAAAGATATCCGCAAAAAAATGATCTCAGGTGAACGTACTATTGAATGTGAATATTGCTATGCAATTGAAGATAATGGAGGTACTAGTGTAAGACAATCGTTTGTTAAAAAATGGCCAATGGAATCTTTTCTAGATAGTACAGATCTTAATACAGGAGAAATTACTAATCTCAATATTAACTATCTTGATTTAAGTTGGTCAAATAAATGTAATCTACAATGTAAGATGTGTACACCTTCTGCTAGTGACCAATTAATAGATGAATTTAAAATTATACACGATGGAAAAGATTGGACAAACTGGGATTTTAAAGAACACTGGGATTATAAAAAAATTAAAGATATATTAGAAAAAACAGTTACAAACAATCTCAATGAAATATTAGTTACAGGTGGCGAACCTTTAATAAACAATGATTTTTATAAATTCTGTAATATTTTAATCGATACTGGGTTGTCTAAACAGATTGATATGTCTATCCATACTAACTTAACAGTGACTCCGAGTAAATGGTTTACTATATGGAAACATTTTAAAAGTATGACAATTAAGATTAGTATAGATGCTGTAGAAGAAATGTATGAGTATGTTAGATATCCAGGAAAATGGAATATTTTAAAAAAAAATATCGAAGATACAATAGAATTTTCAAAAACTACCAACAGTGTTGGAATAGAGTTTCATACAGTAATGTCGATCTATAATACAGAAAGATTTACAGATCTTTTAGATTATATTGCCTCATTACAAGGTAGCAGGATACTTAATGTTCCACATATTAATTATGTTTATGATCCTCA